CCTCCAAAAAACGCACAGGTCGCACATAGACCCCCCGGGTCAGACGCCGGGCATTATTTACACTACACTAATAAAAAATCGCGAAAGGAGAGGGCGGGAAAAATGGCTGAAAACAAGTGGAAAGAACGGACAGAAGCCCAGCAGAAACGGGCCATCTCCGCAGAGGTCGCCCGCCTTTCCGCGCTCTTTGAGGGACTTGAAGGGCGGAAGAAGGACGTCGTCGAGGGGCTGATCCAGGAGTGCGCGTTTATGAGGGTGCAGCTGGAGGAGCTGAAGATCAAGCTCCTGAAAGAGGGCTTCATGATCACGATGCCGCAGGGGAAGTACGAGATCCAGGTCGAGAGCCCGTACTCCCGGGCGTACAACACGATGCTCCAGCGGTACACGACGGCGATCGCGAAGCTGGCGGAGCAGCTGCCGAAGGAGGTCGCCGGGTTGATCGACGACGGCTTCGACGACTTCGTGGATGATCGCTGAGGCAGCCATGGCGAACGGGCAGAATCCGATCCTCGAATACTGGCGGCAGATTTCCGCCGGAGAGATCGCGGTCTCGCAGAAGGTCCGGCGGGTGTATCAGAAGCTCGCGTGGGACGTGGAGCACCCGGGCGAATATTTTTACTCCCAGAAGCGGGCGGAGCACGTCATCACTTTCATCGAGCGGTACTGCCGGCACTCCAAGGGCAAGCTCGGCGGACAGCCGATCCGCCTCGAGCTCTGGCAGCGGGCAATGCTGGCGGCTGCCTTCGGCTTCATCGACGAGGACGGGATCCGGAAGTACCGGGAGATCATCTGGATCGTCGGGAAGAAGAACGGCAAGTCCACGCTCTCCGCGGCGATCGGGAATTATATGCTGTTCGCCGACGGGGAGGCCGGGCCGGAGATCTACGCGGTCGCGACGAAAAAAGACCAGGCAAAGATCATCTGGGAGGAAGCCCGTCGGATGGTCCGCAAGTCCCCTGCTCTGCTCCGGCGGGCGCGGACGCTCGTGGCGGAGATCGTCAACGACGCAAACGACGGGAAGTTCCGGGCGCTGGCCTCGGACAAGGACACGCTCGACGGTCTGAACGTCTTCTGTGCGCTGATGGACGAGATCCACCAGTGGAAGGCGGGGCGCGGGCTCTATGACATCATCGCTGACGGCGTGGCCTCCCGGGAGCAGCCGATGATCGTGATCACGACGACGGCGGGGACGATTCGACAGGACATCTACGACGAGAAATACGAAGAGTGCGAGCGGATCATCCAGGGTTACGATCAGCCGGACGGGTATCACGACGAGCGCGTCCTGCCGATCGTGTACGAGCTGGACAGCCGGAACGAATGGCAGGATCCCGCGTGCTGGGAGAAGGCAAATCCGGGACTCGGGACGATCAAGAACAGGCAGACACTCACCGACAAGGTGGAACGGTGCAAAGCCAACCCGCGCCTGCTCAAGAACGTGCTCTGCAAGGAATTCAACATTCGCGAGACTTCGTCGGAAGCCTGGCTCACTTACGAGGAGATCCGGAACCGGGCGACGTTCCGGGTGCCGGAGAGGGGCTGGACGGACGAGGAGATCGCGAACGGCCGTCACGACCCCGGGCTCCCGATCCGCCCGGAATGGCTCGGACCGGAGGACGCGGAGATCACGCTCCGCCCGCGGTATGCCATCGGCGGTGTCGACCTCTCCGGCACGACGGACCTGACGGCGGCGAAGGCCATCTTCCAGGTGCCCGAGTCGGACAAGATCTTCGTCTGCTCGATGTACTGGCTGCCGGAGGATGTGATCGAGCGGCGCGTGAAGGAGGACAAGATCCCCTATGATCTCTGGCACGAGCAGGGACTTCTCCGCCTCTGCCCGGGGAACAAGATCAACCCGCACGCGGTGACGGAATGGTTCCGCGAGCTCTGGGAGCGCTTCGACCTCTTCTTCTACGCCATCGGCTATGACGAGTGGGGCGCGGAGATCTGGGCCGAGGAAATGCGCCAGACCTTCGGGCGTGACACGATGATCCCGGTGCGCCAGGGCGTCAAGACTTTGTCGGCGCCGATGAAGCTGCTCGGCGCGGATCTGGCGGCCCGTCGGATCGTCTACAACGACAACCCGATCGACGAGTGGTGCCTCATGAATACGTCCTACGAAGAGGACAGAAACGGCAACATCCAGCCGAAGAAGACAAACAATCCGCGTCGCCGCATCGACGGTGCGGCGGCTCTGCTGGACGCATACACGGTCTTCCTCCAGAAGGAAGAGGCATACCGGAATCTGATCTGAGCAAAGGAATAACAAGAGGGTGGGTCGGCGGGAAAACTTGGAGGATTTATGGCATTCTGGGACAGACTGAAAGCGATGGTCCGGAGCCCCACTGCCCGGGCGGGCCGCGGCGTCCGCGTCGGGATGGTGCAGGAGCAGCGCTCGACCATCATGGGATGGGACGGCGATCTCTGGGCATCCGACATCGTGCGGGCGGCGATCCGTCCGAAGGCAAAGGCGATCGGGAAGATGGTCGTGCATCACATCCGCGAGAACACAAAGACGCGGGAGAAGGCCGTCGACCCGGAGCCGTACATGCGCTTCCTTCTCCGCGAGCCGAATCCGTACATGACGATGCAGGTCATGCTCGAATACCTGGTCACGCGGAAGGAGCTGACGGGCAACGCCTTCGCGCTGATCGTGCGCGACGAGAACGGGATCCCGGTGGAGCTCTACCCGATCCCGGCGGTCACCGCGCAGGCGGAGATCAACGCGGCGGGAGAGATCACGGTCGAGTTCACACTCTCGAACCGACACCGCGCGCGGGTCGCATATGAGGATCTGATCCACCTCCGCGGGGACTACGGCGAGCACGACATCCTCGGCACATCGCCGAAGAAGGCGCTCTCCCAGGACATGGAGGTCATCAACGCGGCTGACCGCTCGATCGTCGCGGCGGTGAAGAATTCCGCCGTCGTCAGATGGATCATGAAGATGCTCCAGCCGAAGCGGGATGAGGATGTGAAGCGGGCGGCGGAGAACTTCGCGAAGTCATTCCTTGTGAACGAGGAGGGCGGCTTCGGCGTCGCGGCGCACGACAACACGGTCGAGCTCACGCCCGTCGATCCGAAGGACTACGTACCGAACGCCGCCAACACGGACCGGGTCGTGAGAAGAATCTACGCGTTTTATAACACGAACGAGAAGATCGTCTCGTCGACGTATTCCGAAAACGAGTGGATCGCGTACTACGAGAGCGCGATCGAGCCGGACGTGATCCAGATCTCCGAGGAGATGACCCGGAAGATCTTCACGCGGCGGGAGCGGGCGCTCGGAAACTCGATCCTCTGCGAGGCGGCGTCCCTGCAGTATGCGTCGATGGCGACGAAGCTGAGTCTGACGCAGTTCGTCGACCGCGGACTCATGACGCCGAACGAGGTCCGCGCGCTGCTGGCTCTGCCTCCGGTGGAGGGCGGCGACATCATGGTCCGGCGGCTTGATACGGCTCCGGTGGAAACGCCGGACGACAACAACAACGAAGGAGGTGAGGACGGATGAAGCTGAAGATCCACGGCGACATTATCCCGAACGACGACAAGTGGCTCTATGACTGGCTCAAACTCGAGGCGGCCTGCCCGGCGGATGCGGAGAAAGCGATCGAAGCCTGCGCGGACGGAGAGACGCTGGAGGTGGAAATCTCCTCCGGGGGCGGCGACATCTTTGCGGGATCCGAGATCTACACGGCTCTCCGGACCTACAAAAAGGGTCCGGTGAACATCCTCGTCACAGGGCTTGCGGCGTCCGCGGCGTCGGTCATCGCCATGGCGGGCCGGTGCGAGATGGCGCCGACCGCGCTGATGATGATTCACAACGTCTCGACAAGAGCCCGCGGCGACTATCGCGAGATGGAGCACGCCGCAGAAGTTCTCCGGACGGCGAACGACGCCATCGCGGCGGCCTACGTACAGAAGACCGGGATGGAGCGGACGGAGCTGCTCGATCTGATGGACCGGGAAACCTGGATCACGGCGGAGAGGGCGGTCGAGCTCGGCTTCGCGGACGGGATCCTCGGAGAGGGAGAAGAAGAACCGCTCGTCGCGGCGGCAGGGATGACCCTGTCGGCGGAGACGGTCGCAAAGCTGAGGGGGATCCTCAAAAACAAAGCGGACAACGGTCACGCTGCACAGGCGCGGGCCGAGGCCGATTATAAAATCATGATGCTGAAAGGAGCACAGAGATGAACAAGCAGAAGTACAACGAAACCCGCGCCGCTCTGATGGCGGAGGCGAAGGCTCTCGTCGACGAGGGCAAGCTCGAGGAATTCGAAGCGAAGAAGGCAGAGGTCGAGGCGCTCGACGCGAAGTTCGACGCCGAAGCGAAGGCGGAAGCCAACCTCGCGGCGCTGGACAAGGGCGTGCGCGTGGATCCGAAGGCGGTCGTCGCCGCCGAGCAGAAGGACACCGAGGAAGTCGCGGCGTCGAACGAGTACCGCAGAGCTTTCCTCAAGTCCATGATGCACAAGGAACTCGACGCGGACGAAGCGGGCGCCTTCAACCTCATCAACGCCACCCAGACCGCGGCGACCCACATCGCGCTGATCCCCACGACCATGATGCAGAACATCTGGGAAGAGATGGGACAGCTGCACCCGGTGATCGCGGACTCCGCGCCTTCCCGCACGTACGTCAAGGGCAAGGTGTCGATCCCCTATGCCGACATCACCGGCGACGCCGCGTGGACCGCAGAAGCCACTGCCACCGCCGAAGCCGCGATGACCTCCGGCGCCGTAACGCTCGACGGATACGATCTCTCGAAGGGCGTCACGGTCTCCTGGAAACTCTATGAGATGAGCCTCGACAGCTTTGAGGCGTTCCTCCGCCGCAAGCTCGCAGAGAAGGTCTCGAACGCCCTCGCCGCCGGCTTCATCACCGGCGCAGGCAGCTCCGACAACGCTCCGACGGGCGTGATCACCGCGCTCGAAGCGGAAACCTCCACGCCGCAGGTCGTCTCCTACGCCGCGGCCGCCGGGATCACCTATGCCAATCTCACCGCCGCGATGTCCAAGATCACCGCGGGCTACATCCCCGGCTCCTCCATCTACGCGGACTCCGCGACGATCTGGACGAAGCTGGCCAACATTCTCGACGACAACAAGCGCCCGATCTTCATCCCGGACGTCTCCGCCGGCGGCGTGGGCCGTATGTTCGGCCTCCCGGTCAAGGCAGAGGACGGCGTCACCACGGGCAAGGTCCTGATCGGCAACTACGCCAAGGGCTACGCCTCGAACATGAACGCCGACGTCGAGGTGCACTACGAGGAGCACGTCCTCGCGCGCAAGACCGACTACGCTGCCTACGCGATCGCGGACGGCAAGCCGATGACCACGAAGGCCTTCTCCGAGCTGAAGGTCTCCAGCACCTGAGTGAGAGGAGGCGCGGAGCATGGCAGGCAATAACACGATCCTCGACGTCGCACGGGAAGCTGCTTCCATCGCGGCGGACGACGATTCATTCGACAACACGCTGAGGCTGCTGGTCGACTCCTGCTCCGCCGATCTGAAGGCCGCGGGAGTTCCGGAACCGGTCGAGAATCATCCACGCTATGAGCAGGCGGTCCGGTTCTACGTGAAGGCCTACGGCTGGACGGAACCGGACGGAGAGCGGTGGGAAAAGTGCTTCACCGCTCTCCGCGCCTCCATGAAGCACGACTACACGCTGAATGAGGAGGAGGGTGAGGGCTGATGGCGGCATCGATCCTGCACACCTCCGTCACGATCGGCGGGCAGCGCGTTCCGGCGCAGAAGACGGAGATCACGCAGCGGGAGTTCTTCCAGGCCGCGGCGGTCGGGCTCAAACCCTCGGCCTGCTACACGGTCCGGGGAGAATACTACCACGGCGAGGACCGTCTGACGACGCACACGGGCGAGGTGCTCGCGATCTACCGGACATACCGGGACGGCGTATGGTGCGAGCTGTACTGCGAGAGGAGGGCCGGCGTGCATGCCTGAGAAGATCACGATCGACGCAGTCGGATCGGCAGTCGAGGACGCGCTCGCGGGCTATGTGAAGGGCACCGGCGCGGCGGTCAAGCGGGCGGTCGACCGGACGGCGGCGGAGATGAACGACGAGATCCGCGCGCACACCGCCTTCAAGCGGCGGACGGGTGCGTACGAAAAAGCGTTCGCGCTGAAAACCGTCTTCGAGGACGACATGAACAAGCGGGTGCGGTGGTATGTCAAAGCGCCGCACTACCGGCTGACACACCTCCTTGAATACGGTCACCGCATCGTCGACCGGAATCACCGCCTGCACGGTATGACGAAACCTCACCCGCACATCGCCTACGGTGAAGCGCTGGCACGGAAACGCCTGCCGGAGCTGATCGCGGAGGAATCGAAGAAATGACAAAGGACACCATCGAAGGAATCCTCGGGGAGCTCGGGATCCTGTACGGCTACGGCGACATCGAAAACCCGATGACGCCGTATGCCGCCTATTACATCGGGGACACCGTCATCACCTGCGCCGACACCTATCC